GAAGCGGGGAACGCCACTCCATTGACGCGCACATTGGCCGGCGGATACGGTCGGATTGCCCGAGCGTTGAAAATTTTAGTGTTTTCCGACGCGTCATCTAACGACAAAACGCCTCGGGTGGTCATAGTGCAGGCTTTGAGTCGAATCGTCAGGCTCTGGAGATAGACAGATCGGCACAGGCCATAATCCGTCACCCCGACAAACCAGACTCGCGCCCCTTCGGCGTGTGTAGCAGGAACGGTATCAAGAACCCCGCGACCAATGGTCAGAGTCGCCGTGCCAAGGTCAGCATCCACCGACCCCGATTTGACCCAAACCCACTCTGAATCAATCACGGCAAGATAATCGATGTCTGGTTCTATCCGCTGTGGCTCTGTGATACTTTCGACAATGATTGTAGTAGAGGTTTGCGTAATAGCGGCTGATAAAGTTCCTTCTGGTGTAAATGTCTGATTTCCAGCGTCTACCCAGGCCGACCGCGCTGAAACATATTCGTACAACTCGTAAGCGAGACTGGTCCCGGACGGACGGCCAATAAGTGACATCATAAGTCCAGACGTTTCATCCCGAGATGCCAGCGCGTCCTCTGATTCGATCTGGTTGACCACTATGTGGTACGGTATTTCATCCAGGCGCCTATTTTCGGCGTCTTGGGGAAGCGATATCGGGTTTGTCCAGCCCGTTTCCGTTGCGCCAGAGAACATGGTAAAGTCGAATCCGTAGACATCCTCGGAGCAGGTAAGGGTCACCGAACCCTCGGTTAGGCTTCCGTAGGACACTTTCATGATTCGCATCGGCATACGAACTATCCCGTCTGCGGTCGATGACCAGAGGAAAACATCCCCCGGGACAAACTGTGACAGGCTGCGGTTGCCGACTATTTCGGCCATGGCAATGGGGTAGGACTGCTGTGTCAGCCTTCGTTCAGCAACCTTTCGGGCCACATATCCGTTTGTGGCGTGTTTCCCATCAACATCTAACGTTATCGGCCTGCCAACTAGTGCTTGTGCCGCCGTATTCGGGACAGGGATCGTTCGAGGAGTTTCGCATTCTCCATCTGTTGTATTTACTTGTGTCCATGTGATAATGGCTTTTGTAACAAGGTCCCCTGGAAGTTTCCTTGTAAAGCTGTTGACCTTGGTGATAGACGACTCATCCAGATGGGTGAGATCGTCAACATCGTAGTCCCCACGAAACAGTTTTAGAACCCATTTCCCCGTCCGAGGATGTACGAAAACAGTCCCGTCGATATAATCGCAGAGATCATCTATGAAATCTTCAGCCGTTGTTCCGCCGTCCCAAGTCGGGGCCAGGCCGATGCCTTCGTCATAAAGCGTCTGTGCGGCGGCTAGAAACGCGGCGTCATCAATAAACTCAAGGTTAAAATGCATTCCCCATTCAACAATATATTTACCTAGGGGCGTCCTAGTATCGCCCATACCCTGAGACGTTAAAACATCCCAGATTATATGAGCCGGATTCATTCCGGTCTCTTCACCGTTTATTTTGGGGAGGCTCAGCTCGGGATGCCATACCGCCGTTGTGTCCTCAATAAGAAATGACCAACTTTTCAGGTATGGGTTTATCCCGGCGATTTTCCCGTTTCGTATGAGTGCAGTAACAAGCCCACGATAGGCGGGTTGGTCGGTTCCAGACCGGGTGACAAGGTAGCTATTAATTTCCTGGTCTTTATTACCATCCATCAAATCTATGTCGGCAACAATCCCACCCTCGCTAGATTCACCACCAAACAGATTTGGTTTGTTTATATTGATTCGTCCGGCGACCGCGTCGCCGCTCCACGCAATCTTTTCCCCAACCATGATTGCCTTGAGTTTCGACATGCTGTGGCAAATCATGAACAGGATGTCGGCAAGATACCAATAGCCGACAACATATGACGTAGAGCCCTTCCCCCCTCCACCGCCGCTCATGCGCGCTCTCCTTGTTCGGTGGCATATCTGGCAAGAGCCGTCGCTATTACGGCCTTGATGCGCGCATGGTCAAACCGTTTTAGTACCTCGATATCAATTCCATTTTTCCTGAAATCGTTCCAATCGAGGCCGTTTTCTCGGCAAAAGGCTCGACCGCCGTTGCAACAGCATCCATGGGTTTCCATATAGTCTTGCAGGGTAACAATCATCACTTTTTACCGCCGGAATTTTTGCGGATTGGGATTGTGTTTACGCCTCCAAAATATCCAACCGTGGCATTTTGTATCCAGCGTCTATACCACACTTTTACGATGTAATCCCCTTCCTTTGCCATGTTGACATCAGATTTCTCAATCGTTCCGGGGGTGGCATTCGGTTGCTTCTTTTTAGGAGTTATCATGTATATCGCGAACTGTATAGCCGTCGCGACTAACCAGAGAATAAAAGATAACATTATGCCACCTTGTCCCCGGTGAATGGGTTATCTTGTGGGATTGTGGGGCCTCCCCCAAAATTAACAACGTTTGAAAATTTTACTTTGCACGTTGCAATTGTTAAATCGCAACCAGCATAAAACGTCGCTGTTATTTCACTCGCTGCGTTTGTAAGTGCGTAATGCAGCGTTACGGACGAGCCAGAATGCGCAACGATCATGCGTCGCTCCCCTGAGTCTAGGGAAACGTAACCACCATTCCACCATCCGTTCGTGTACCCGGCCAAGTCGGCGTGGGTCAGCAGCCGCGAGCCGTCACTGGCCACTCCATGCAGACGGACGGCCCAATCGGAAGCGACAAGCCCACACTGCGGCCCGTAAAGGGAATGCCTACAATAACGACTCATTCTGATGAGCCCGGTTTGCCGTATCTGAGTCCGTAGCGACTCGCATTGCAGAGTCACCTCATCGCCAGCCCGGGTACACGCCGTCACACGGCCCTGCCAGCAAATAACGGCCTCAGCATCCCCTTTATGAATGCGGTACACCGTCAGGTATGTCACATTCTCCGGGGGGTATCCCGTGTACTGCGCTACGACATCAAGCGTCCTAGCCATTGTGATGTTCAAATCACTTTTTAACGAGTCCTGAGATACTTCAAAATTTTCGTGTTTGATCGGAGCCGCAGTGTACAGTTCCCCATTATAAGTAAAATCCCGTCCTGTGGACGTATAGGTCCAAACCGTGTCCCCCGCTACAAAGCGGAAAAGGACAACGGGCCTTCCCCCGAAGACGCTATTTTCAAGGTCCCAAAACGCCATTACTGTGCGACCTCCTGGACCATGAGTGAAGTTTTAAGTGACGGAGCCGTGCTCCATGTCAACTCGGTATCATCCTGGTCCAGCCGCACCAGATTCAGGAAACACAAGGTTTTTATTTGAGCCTTAGACACATCAACACCAAGGGCGTCACTAATTGTCAACACCTCGATTCCCGCCTCGCCGCGTGTAATAGACGTGACTTGTCGGAAAAACTGGGCGCCGCTCGTAGTCTCGATGAAAAGATGACTGCGAGTCGGATGGCCCGAGAGGATGGAAAACCCGCAATCTTCAACTCGTATTGTTGTATCGCTAGAACCTATTGTTTGCGTTGCGGTCATGCTAGCGTCATAGTTGGGATACCAGAACGGCACACGCCGGCCATAGCACCGGGCTACGAACTGCCGGGCCGTGAACGCGGCTGCGCGGTCAATGGCCACGATGTCTACCTGGATCTGTTGCGCCGTAAAATCGGACGGACTGGAGAAGAAAACTTTCCCTGTGGAGTAATCGATCTCGGAAATGACCCGGATAAACGTCACCGGCTGCGTGGCCGCCTGAAGCAGCCGCGTTGGGTAAACAAAGACGTCCAGATCAAGGTACTGTGGCAGTGATAAGCCAGAACCAATATCTCTGTCGTCCAACAAACGAAACTCAAGCGTGTATTTGTCCTGGACGGCGGGCTGGCGCTCCTTGGTTGGCGCAGAGGCAAACCGGGCCCGTTGCACGGGGATGGCATAGACCGGGCCGGCATGGCTGGATGGGGGCGCAAGAGGCTTGGTGACGGTGATGCTTGAGGCGGTCAAGGCCTCGACCGGCAAAGTCTGCGTGGCCGTCTCAGACCACCAGATACAGACCATATCACCCACGGCCAGCGTCATGTTGCTCGTGTCTACGGAGACCGTGGTGTCGCCGTCAGAAGGGGAGACGGCCAGTCGTTCGGCTTCCTGGTAGAGAGGCAATGACCATGTGTTCGCCCGCCAAGCCTGGACTTGATTTTCAAGCCTTTGTGCCAACGCCGGAGACTGTGGCCAGATAACGTATTTGATGGTCCGACGCGGTTCCTGGCGGACCTGAATGCGCTGCTCCCGACCAGCCCATGAGGTAAGGATGTCTGTCAGGTACGAGATAGTTTCGACCACCTCGTCCTGGGGCCAATTAGTCAACACTACGGCGCGAGTGCCAACAAAAGAAATAACAACGGTGTCCGTACTAAAAACAAAAGAATGAAAAGCCGCAATGTCTACTGGGCCACCGGACCCAATAACGTAAGTGACAATCTGGCTGGCTAAAGGATCAAGCG